ATAAATAACTTTTTCATATAATCTCCAGAAGCTCTAAGCTCATTTCGTAGTTATCGAAATACGGGTTTACTATTGGTGACGGTGATTTCAAATTGGCCAAAAACGATTCGTCTATCATTTCACGGGCTGTCGCTGTTGAATTATTTATCCACAATAGTTCCCCGGTCAATCCAAGATGTCTTTGCATAGTTAACGCCTGCTGCTTCTCTATCGCAGTCAATGTGTCGTATTGAGCGGATAGCGTTCGTTTTCCAGCTCGTTTTTCCCACCATAGCACACCACCTAAAGACTCTGTTATGATGTCTCGGGACTCGTAATTCATGGATATACCATATGACACATTAACAGCAGGCTCAAATGTGGCGGACCCGATCCATAGTCTCCCAAGTTCAATATAGCCGTCTAAATTATTGGTGTTGCTGATTTCAATTTTCCAGTAACGAGCCGCTTTGTCTGAAGAAAAGCAGTAAATCCAATTTTTAGGAAATTGTACTGGATAGTCTGGATTGTCTTGAGCGAAGGCCATTGCGATTAGCGCATCTGATATATTAACAACACCGTCACCGTTAAAATCATACGCGAGGTCTTGCGGTATTGTTCCTAGTGCCATCTGCAATGTAGTCATGTAGTCCGCGTAAATCCAAATGGAATTTTTATCGATTGCCGCGTCATAGGCTGGATAAGGCGAAACCGCGCCCGTATCTGCCCCCGTTACAAGTGTCGTATAAGCAGAGTCAGAATAACCCCGCGCCCGGACTGTTCCTGTAGAGTCCACATTGTGAGCTAACATACCAATTGTTCTCACACTGGCTGTAAACCCCAGGTCCACCAGTATTGTCGAGGATGCAGCTGCGTCACTTGTGGTTCGTGCTTTTTCAGCCAAAAACCTTGTTTTGAGATTATTAAGGGGAAGTCCAACCGTCCATGAACCCCCGGCCAAAGTTGCCGACAATGTAAAATCTGGATATGAAATTACTGCACCCATTCACTACCCCCATAATTCCAATGTTAGTTCGCCTGACTTTAGGTCGGTGTCACAACCAATTATCTTAACGGGCCGCCCGGACGTGTAGCCGTAGCGAGGCAATTGCACAGTTATTGTTCGCCCCAGTGAAGCCAGATGCCCCGCATCAGCAGGTACAGCATTCGTTCGCCACCGCCAGGTGGTCGGAAGGTTAGATCCTGTTGATCCGCCTAGGAAATAAACTGAGCCATTGTCTAATACCGTAGAGCCCCATTTGATAGCCGGGTCTGGCCAGCTGGCCACGGTTTCCCAGGCACCGGTGGGCGCGTCTAAATTCAGCCTGATTATCGGCGGAGGCGATCCCGAGGCCAGCGTGCCGCCGATTATGTATAGATAATTGTCAATCACCTGGGCGGAGTGGGCGGCCCTCGCTTCGGGCAGATCGGTGACACCGGCGTCATCCCAGGCACCCGATGGGCTGGATAAATTCAGCCGGATGACTGAGGCCGTGCGGGTTGATCCGGAGAGATACCCGCCCACGACATAGGCATAGGTTCCGTACAGACTGGCACTGGAGTTATTCCGCGCCGCTGGCAGATCGGTGACACCGGCATAATCCCATGCGCCGGTGGGGGCAGAAAGCGGCAAGCGAGCCGTTACTGCCGAAATAGTAGTGGTAAATAATGTAGTCCCTGCGCCAAAAATATAAATATACCCGTCATAACTGAATACCACCCCGGCACCTGACTGGATACCGGTTAAATCAGTCACGGTAGCATCCCATACGGCGGCGTCGTTGGTTAAATCGTATCGATAGCATGTGCCGAAACCAACGCTGGCGATAGCATAAAGCCAGGTGCCATCTATGATCAATCCGACAAAACCAAGGCCCAGGGTTGTCACCGCGCCAACCGGCTCCCACTCCGCGCAGGTGTTTGCCAACGGTAAACGGTGGATCAATGCGGTATTGGCCGCGCCGAAAACAGCATAGATGTATCCATCGTATGTAACTGCGCTGTATGCATACGGGACAGGTAGCTCCGTTACCGCTTCATTATCCCAATACCCCGCAGACAAATACTTCAGCGAATCCTGCTTCAATTTTACACGGAGCCTGTCTCTACGCACAGACCGCATTGCGAGTATCCTGTCAGCTTCCGTTTGAGCGTCTGCTGCTAGTGTTAACTGGGTCTTAACAGTTAATTCAGGGGCATTGAGATGAACTGTTTTCACCACCGAGTCAATAGCGGACGCTCGTAGATACTCAGTGCCGTACCTAGCTTGGTCATCCAGATTAACCGTGGCACTTTCTCCAAAAAGCAGCGTATCTCCTGTGACCGATCCTGCTAATCCGCTTGTCTGGATTGTGTTGTTTTTGGCATAATCTATATTGACCTTATAGACAGGGACGCCTTTATCACCGTCGGCAGAGGCGAGTCGCTCCACACTCAGCATTTCAGATTCGGTAATTGTGGTTATTGACTGGCTTGTGCCCGGAGGGGATAACTGGTTGACCCAGAAGTATCCGAGATTATCAAATCCCCACCAAGCCCCAGCGCTATTGGCTAAAAGGTCAATTACTGCTGATGCGGTTATATCTGTTGTTATGTAAACGCCCGTTTCGTAAGGAGCAGAGGCATCGATATCAATTATTGATTGCATTACTATGTTGGCTGGTCCACATTTTTCCCCGGCTAGTTGTTTTATCAACTGTCCGGCTGTTCTATTTGCGACAGCCACCCCGGTGGCAGCATCTGCTGTTATTTGCCCAGAAGGACTTGCACCGAGGCGGAAACAACCACCGGCGTACCACACTCTATATTCCCCTGGATTAGGGGCGGTGGTTTCCATGTCAGTTTGGCTAGTATACGCAGCAGCTTCACCCACAGTGAGGACTACTCCACTATCTCGCACTGTGTAGATGGAGTTAATCAAGCCGTCATTTAATTGGTAAATGAGTTTGGAGCTGTTAACTAGGATAGGCGTCACATTGAAGCATGATCCGAGCAGTCGCGGTTTGAGTTTGTCTTTTAAAGCTGACTCGCCCTCTATACCCAATCCATCGGTATTAGTTCCGGCGTATTTGCGAGTTTGGACGGGTGTCAACAGGTCGGCGGTTTTGTCCTTAAATCTAAAAATCAACTTCTCAAATGTGAACTCAGCCTGCTCGATGGTTCCTGTGGCGATGGTAACAAATGTACTCAGAGCTTGGTTACTATAACCCCTCTTTATGACACACAATTGGCCATCGAACCCGTAGTCAACCATTGAATCCAGTGCACCATCAGGGTTGCTAAGTTCGACGTACCCTCCCCCAGGAGAACTTTTGCCACCAGTTGTACCTTGGGCAAACATCGCCTGGCGGTATATCCCCGGATTAATCACTCGGGGGCTGTAAAATGTATCTGCGGGAGTATCAGTGGATGATGTGCAATACCCTGTTCCTGTGGAGTACCGAAAGACCTCCGGGGTTTTTATGTAAATCAAAGCATCTCTGATTGTCACACGCCCGTCGCCATCAGCATCATAGGTCAGGTCTTCGGGGATTACTCCGAGTGCCATATCAAGCGACGTGTGCACGGTATCCACCGAAGTTGCGCCGGTTATTTCAACCAGGTATATTAATTCATTACTCATGCGGCACGCTCCAGGAGGGCAGCTTTTTCAACACCCTCTAGTCGTTTAGCTTGCTGTTCGTTGACGTCAATTAATTTTACACCAATAGTTTGCTGCAACCTGATATTGGATTCACCTTGTTTAGCAACCTCTTTGCGAAGTTCCTTAATTTCAGCAACCAGTTCTTTGTTGTCTGCACTACCATACATAGGGATGCCATATTTCCGGAGGGTATCGGACGATCCCCGGTCCATAATAATTTCGCCCTGGTGGATGTTCGCCATCATGTCGTAGGGAACGTAGGAGGTTCCGGAGGCAAAGCCGGGTATACCAGACCACTCAATACCAGATGCAGGCAATCCCAATTCACTCCACCGCTTTGTGCCGTTTTTCAACCACGACCACATGTAGTAGTCACTTTGGTCGACGCTGCCGCCGGGGCCTGCCAATACGCCGCCAGTTGGGCTTCTGTGTGCAATATCGTATTTCAGATCAGTAGACCATGTGTTATTCAGCATCTGGGCTTGCAAATCAGCAAAATACTGGACAGCTACGCTAGCCATTGCATTATCTATTTCATCTGGTGATATAGATGTTGTAGGAGTTGACACGGTAGTGTCTGTTGTGACTACGCCGTCCTTGATATAGTCGGTAAAATAGTTGCTGATTCTGGTGTTCAATATGTCGGTTAATGTTTGGCGATCCCCAGTACCTTCGGCCACTGACTGAGCGAATGATACAATGGTACTGTCAATATCAAACGGATTATTTATTGCACCGGTGGCCATCTGATTGAGAACTCCCGCCAGTGACGCCACTGATCCGGCGCCGTTGATTGCGGACAGTGATGATGCTGCAGTACCCACCCGAGAGTCATAGGCCAGCTGGTTGGCCTGTACGAGCGCCTGCTGGTTTTGCACATACGTCGCCATGAGAACGTTCAAGCTTGCCAGAGCTCCATTATTGGTGTTCATCAAATCTGATTGGCCGCTGATCGTGTCGTCAATGTTCTGCAGATAGGTTGTGTGGGCATTCAGAGCCTGCAGCGACAGGTCGGAAGTATCCTCCATTCCAGTCAACCCGACCAGAGCCTGTTCGATCTGGTTATAGTCGCTGACGTAGTTGCTGCCGCTGGCGTTATACGCCTTGGAAGCTGCGGCGTATTGGCTGGCGATTCTCAGGATGGTGTCGGTATCGTTGGAGGCAACTGCCGTTGTAAAGGCAGTTTTCAGCTCGAGATAATTGTTCTCCGGAGACAGATTTCCGCCTCTGAGTGTGATCAGTTGTGCTGTGGCGCTTTTTGCAACATCCAGCGCCGCGCGGAGGTTGTCTGCCGCAGTATCCATGGCCTGAGTCAGCAGGTCAGTTGTATAGGTCA